GTTATTATTCTGTTCCAGTTCGTAATTAAATAATTAATGGAGGATTTATGTATAAAATGAAAAACGGTTATAAGGATGGTGGCATGGCAGCACCAAAAGGCAAAATGCCCGTCAAGGGAAAGTCGTCTAAAAAAATGATGTCAACCAATATAGTCCCGCAAGCCATGATGAAAGATGGTGGATATGTTTGTGGTATGCGCGGCTCTCAAGATTATGGTAAGGGTGGCTCTAAAGGTTACGGCAAGTAATGTTGATACATCCAGATTTAAGAGAGCTAACCGCACTGGTATCGCTCGATCATAACGAAGATTTTAAAGTTATTTTAAATTGGTTACATAAATCGTTAAATGAAATTAGAGAAGCAAATGATTCAACAAAAGATGAAACACTTGTTAGATGGAATCAAGGCGCTGCCCAAACTCTTCATCAATTTTTGGAAACATCGCAAAACTCCAAACAGTCATTGAGTAAAATAAATTCATTACGTAAGTAATTTTCCCATCTTGGGAATTTAGCGAGGCGCACCGCTTCTTGTGCGCCAAAACCAAAGCACCGTTTAATGTGTCTTTAAACCAGACAGGCATTGACACGTTTAACGATATGTGAATGGAGATCTTATGTCGTTACCACGCGCCGTTATCGCGGCAGAAGAAAAGGCTGAGCAAGCCCTTCAGCAACTTATTGCTTCTAAACAAACCCAACAGTCGGAAGTTAAACCTCAAGAGAGTAGTAACGAGGAAGCTAGCTTGGCTCAAACAGAAAACATCGATGAGCCAACAGAAATTATCCAAGACCAACCAGAAGAGGCTCCTGGCAATCAGGAAGACCCACGATGGGAATCTAGATACAAGTCCTTGGAAGGAAAGTACAAGGCAGAAGTTCCGAGACTGGCGGCGTCAAACAAAGAGTTAGCAGCAAAGTTGCAAAGCCTTGAATATCACATAGAGGAACTGAAGTCAGCGAAACCTAAAGAGTCACTGATTAAACCAGAGGAAGTCCAAGAGTTTGGCGAGCCGTTAGTAGATTTAATTCGCAGAGCGGCTAGAGAAGAAGTCTCTGTTAAAGAAAATGAAATAGCAGAGCTTAAACGTCGACTTGAATCATTTGAGCATTCAACCACAAAAAATGCAGAGCTTGGGTTTTACGAAAAGCTAAATGCATTCTGTGGGGATTGGATGTTGATTAATGATGATAAAGATTTCCATAGTTGGTTGGATCAATATGACGAGTTAGCTGGACGCAGACGACAGGACTTATTGGCCGAGGCCGAAGAGGCAAAAGATGCTACCCGTGTAGCCAATTTCTTTAATGCGTGGAAAAAGACACAAACCAATCGAGAGGCGACTTCTAGCAGAAGTCTTGAATCTCAAGTTGTGCCGCAAAGCACAATGACAGAAAGCAAGCCAGCTGGCAAAAAAATTTGGACGCGACAAGAAATTGCAAATTTTTATTCCAAGGCTCGCTCTGGAGATATAGACGCAAAGCAGATGGTCGCCATTGAAGCTGACATTCATGCCGCGCAATTAGAAGGCCGAATACGGTAATACACGGTGTTTTTTGATCTAAGACATTAGCACCGCTATTGCAGGCATGAGTATTTCAAAAGGAAATTATCATGTCTATTGCAGTTACTAGTGGCTATTACACAGCCGGTTCAAACGCCGATAACTATAAGGCGACGAGTAAGTTCATTCCAGAAATTTGGTCGGGCAAGCTCCAGGTCAAGTTTTACAAATCTACCGTTCTTGGTGAGATTACAAACAATGACTGGGAAGGTGAAATTAAGAATCAGGGCGATAAAGTAATTATTCGTTCTGTTCCCAATATCACCATATCCGACTATACCAAAGGTATGAACTTAACAAATCAAGTTCCTACATCTACACCACTTGAATTAAACATCGATAAAGGCAAATACTTTAGTTTTGTTCTAGACGATGTTGATGAGGTGCAAACAGATGTGAAATTGATGGATATGTTCTCCAACGATGCGGCGCAACAAATGAAGATCGTTATCGACACGGATGTGTTGAATAACGTTGGAGCAGATGCAGCATCAGCAAACAAGGGCGCTACTGCCGGTGCAATAACCGGCAACATTAATTTGGGTGCTGTAGGCGCGCCTTTGGCTATTACTAAAGATGGAGCATCTTCTACCGTTTCTATTCTGGACACCATTCTAGATCTAGGGTTAGTTCTAGATGAGCAAAATGTTCCTGAAGATGGTCGTTGGATGGTAGTGCCAGCGTGGGTTGCTGCATTACTTAAGAGATCTGAGTTGAGACAAGCTCAAATCACTGGTGATGACATCACTCCACTTCGCAATGGAAAGGTTGGCATGATCGACAGGTTTACCTTGTATGTGTCAAATAGCCTAACGTCATTTACTGACCTGGGATCTGATGCAGCAGCTGGTGGAGCTGGCGCTGCTGCTGACACAACGGCGTACAACTTGCTAGCTGGTACTAGGGATGCAATTTCGTTTGCCTCTCAAATTACCAGCGTTGAGACGCTAAGATCCACAACAACCTTTGGCGACATTATGCGCGGCCTAAATGTGTACGGCTACAAAGTGGTAAAGCCGGAAGCATTGGCTGTTGCTCGTGTGCGTAAGGGTTAATCATCTTTACTAGGGCAGCGGGAGCTTCTCCCCTGCCCTTTTTTAATATGAAATTCTTAAGAGATAAAAGAGACGGAGATTTATGGGGTTACACGCCAGCACTGGCGACAAACCCAAACATGGAAGTTGTTGAAATTTTTAATTCCATACACGTAGATAAATCTAACATTGTCAAAAAAAAGACAAAACAAAAACATTGGGAAAAAAAATTATCTGAAAAAGCAAAAGAATTAGAAGAGATATCTAAAAGGATTTAAGTTATGCCAACTTTGTTTAGTACAGTAATTACAAATTCAAGAGTTGACTTAAATGATGTTGCTGGAACACGCTACACAGATTCTCAATTAATTGGTTTTGCAAACGACGGAATTAGAGAGATTAAAAAAGTTAGACCTGATCTATTTTTTAATACTTATGCGACTGCTCTGTCTACTTTTGTAAGTAACGATAACGTTCCAATAGACGATATCTATGTTCAGTTTTTGAAGGACTACATTGTTTTTCGTGCTGGTTTGCGAGAAGACGAGGATAACTCAATAAATCGTGCAGCAGCATTTTTTGCTAGATTTAAAAATGGGCTGATAACGGTATGAGTACATTAAATGATTTTTTAAACGACGTAATGCCTGATGTGTCGGGCTGCACTGTCGATATTGCAAAACATGCGATTCGCAATGCTTGTATCGAGTTCTGTGAAAAGTCATTAATCCTACAGCGTGATCATGATCCTGTAACAGTTGTTGCTGGGATTGTTGATTACGACTTTGATCCGCCAGCAAACAATTTAGTAACACGAATTATGCGCGCTTGGTATAAAGCGAACGAATTGACGGCAGTAGCTCCAGACAGCATTCGATCCTCGGAGGTGTACAACCGATTGTTTAGCGGAGCAAATGTTGTTAGAACAGATCCGACCAGCATACTTCAAAAGGATGAACGAACATTCTCGCTGTATGGAATACCTAAAGATACGGTTGCCAATGGTTTGACTATGCGTGTTGCACTTAAGCCTACAAGGGCAGCTACCACAGTAGAAGATGTTTTACTTGAAGACTATGCAGAAATTATTGCAGCAGGAGCAAAGGCAAGGCTCATGATGTCGCCAAACAAACCGTACACCAACCCACAGTTGGCAGTCGGACACATGGAACTCTTTAGGCAGGGGACAAATGTAGCAAGACAGCGAGCTTATCGCGGCCATGTTAGGGCAGATCTTCGCGTCTCCTTGAGGAGCATTTAAATGGCAGAGAAAATCAAACTGGTTAGAGATGACACACTGCCACAGATTCAAGTAACAGTTACAGATCAAACAACAGGTGCAGCCATCAATCTAACCGGAGCAACGCCGCGATTGCGGTTTCGTGCTGTAGGAAGTACCACTTTACTTGCAACGCTAGTAGGCACAGTTACTAATGGTGCTAATGGCGTGTGCGTATTTGCATGGGGCGCATCAACCCTTAATGTCGATGCTGGTGACTATGAGGGCGAAGTAGAAATTACATTTTCCAACGGTGGTGTACAAACAATATTTGAGCCGTTGAAATTTAAGGTACGCGAAGACTTCTAATGAAGGCCACCGTATCAAGCATTATTGCCAAGGCGCAAACATCTGTAATACAAGTTGTTGCCAGCGCATCTGTACAGATGATGCGTTTGAGTGTCTTAGTAAGTCAGGACTTATTAAAAACAAGAGCGCCGTCTGATTCAGTAACTACGTCAGACTTAAAAATAGCTGCGGTAGAAAAGCTGCTAGCTGAAGCTGCCGTTGCCACTGATCTCGCCGCTAAGTCTTTAATTGCTGCTAGAGCAGAATCCGTTACAGCAAGCGAATCTGCTGATATTCATTTACTCAAGGCTTTGTCAGATGCTGCAAGCGCAACAGCAGTTGCAGACGCAGCAGTTCGCGAGATTACAAAAACACTCAGCGATAGTATTAATGCGCTTGATGATGTTGATGTCGCAAGTGCCGACGATGACCAGACAATCCAGTTCATCAAGGTAATGTCTGAAGCGATTACAACCGCTGATGTATTAATTCTCTCTCTTCAAATTCTACGAACATTTAATGAGCCGGTTTCAACGTCTGACTCAATCGTAAATCATTTCACTAAGTCACTTGCTGATGTTGTAACAACACTAGACATAATAGGTGTTGGAGGCAGCAACCAAACACAAACTGACAGCACAGCCCTTACAGACACTGCGCTCTTATTGCTAAGTAAAGTTCTGTCTGACTCCATAGGTGCGGCAGATGTTGTGCTTTCAACTTTCGGAAAAGCATTAACAGAATCAGTTCCTATAACAGACGCTTCTACTAAAACAGTACAAAAAACCGCAGCAGAGAATCTGACCGCAACAGACACAGGAAATATATTTAAGGATACGGGATACGTAAGCGAAGATTACTTTGCAGAGCGTTATGTTGGGTTTGAAATTAATTTTTAGGAGGTTTAAATGAATACAAACGAACTTATTAAGGCTTCCGGCGAGCTGAACATTAAGCTGACCGGTAAAGATGGCGTTGTAAAGCATGAAGAGACAGTCAAGAATCTGGTTGTTTCTACTGGACTTAACTATATTGCCAGCCGCATGAAGGACGCGACTGATACAGTGATGAGCCACATGGCTATTGGTACAGGCACAGCAGCGGCTGCTGCGGGTAACACGGCCCTCGGCACTGAAGTTGGGCGTGTGGCACTCACCTCTACTACCGTGACGGCTAATGCGGTGGCTTATGTGGCTACGTTTGCACCCGGTATTCCGGCAACGCTATCGGCAATCACTGAGGCTGGCACTTTCAATGCAAGCTCGGCTGGCACTATGCTTTGCCGCACCGTGTTTGCGGCGGTTAACAAAGATGTCAGCGACACACTGTCGATTACTTGGACGATCACCGTGTCGTAGGAATAAGCCATGACCACGATTACCACACGGTCTGGGAAAGGCTCTCCGCTTACCAATGCGGAAGTTGATTCCAACTTCACCAGTCTCAACGGCGACAAGATTGAAAAATCCGGCGACACAATGACCGGAAATCTAACGCTGGCTGGGAACCCGTCCTCTGCGCTTCATGCCTCGACTAAACAATATGTCGATACGACTGCGCTAAATCAAGCAGTTGCATTTGGCATTGTGTTTGGAGGTAATTAATTATGGCTCTTAAAGGTCAACCAATTTCGATTGGCACAAGTGATACAACAATATATACCGTTCCGGCTACGCTTGAATCAAGTGTGCATGGACTTGTGTTTTCAAACAGCACAGGTTCTGCCGTTACGGTAACGCTAAAAGTATTTGCAGTTGCGCTTGGTGGCTCGGCAGTCACAGTAATCAGCGGACAGTCTGTTGCCGCCTACACTTCTTACACATGGCCTAAACCGATTAATATAAATGCTGGCGACTACATACAAGCATCAGCGAGTGCGGCAAATGCAATTGTTGCGCTGTATTCTGTATTTGAGAATAGTGCGACTCCGGTAGCAACAGGATTTTCAACCAAAGGCACATGGTCAGCAGGAATTACGTATGTTGCAAATGATGTTGTGTCGGTATCTGGCTCATCGTATGTGGCAAGACAAACAAGCATAAATCAAAATCCAACGGCTGCAACGCCAAGTACGCCAACTGCATCATGGATGGTACTGACAAGTAAAGGAGATGCGGGCGAGGTATCCTCAAGCAGCAATAGTGCTGTTGACAATGCAGTCACACGGTTTGACAGCACGACAGGCAAAGTTATACAAAACTCTTTGGTAACCATATCGGATACGGGTGCCATCGTTGCGCCGGAAGCAGGTTCAGTTATCCCGTTTTATTTTCCCAACCAAGCAAGCTTCCCCTCTGCTACAACTTATCACGGAGCAATTGCTCATTCACACTCAGATGGCGGCATGTTCTTTGCACATGGCGGGTCATGGATTCGACTGTTGCAAGACGGCGTTACCGTCACAGTAGCTAACGGCGGCACAGGCCAAACGTCGCTAACTGCAAACAACGTCATTATTGGTAATGGAAGCTCTGCCGTAAACTTTGTTGCGCCCAGCACAGCCGGAAATGTGCTGACTTCAAATGGTACGACATGGACATCAGCAGCGCCTGCTAGTAGCGGTATTTCAACAGGAAAAAGCGTCGCTATGTCGATGATCTTTGGATTTTAAGGAGCAATTATGGCAAACCCGAATATTGTCAACGTAACAGACATCAGAGGCAATACTGCTTACGTTATACCTGCCTCTGCTGCTACGGCGACAACTTCGTGGACGCACAACGGAAGCACTGCCCTGACTGGCTTGACGCCAGCAGCCAATACGGTCAATCGCATCACCTCGATTGTAGTGGCAAACACTACCTCATCTGCGGCGACGGCCACAGTGGCAATAGGCAACACAGCGACGTTTGCTTCCGCGACGGTGATTGCTTACCCGGCGTACCAAATCAGCGTTCCACCGAATGCGTCTTTGATCGTTATCGACAAGACCAACAGTCTGTACGTCACCGAGAACCAATCTGTTGCGGCTTACAGCGGTACGGCGAGTGCGCTGACGTTTACGGCCACCTTTGAAGCGATTACCTAATATGGGACTTCGCTATCCCGGCGGCTTCATCAGCGCGTCGTATAACGCGGCTGCGTTTAATGCTTTCTCAGCAGGTTCGGTTGAGTATTTGGTTGTTGCTGGTGGGGGTGGCGGCGGTGATTCAAGTAGTGAGGCGGCAGGTGGCGGAGGCGCGGGTGGATTTCTTACAGGGACGTTGGCTGTAACTGCCGGGACTGCTTTGACTGTAACGGTTGGTAGTGGTGGCGCGGCGAACACAAAAGGTTCCAATTCTGTTTTTTCTTCAGTCACATCAACTGGTGGAGGTAGAGGAAAAAACTCAGCTAGTGGCGCAAACGCTGACGGCGGTTCAGGTGGAGGTGGAGGAAATACTACAAATTTGACTGGAGGGGCTGGCAATACTCCTAGTACTTCTCCGTCACAAGGAAATAATGGGGGAACTTCAGCAGCCAATTCCGCAGGTGGTGGTGGTGGCGCGTCTGCCGCAGGAACTAACGATCCGGCAAATGGCGGTAACGGCACAGCATCTAGCATTTCTGGTGCTTCGGTTACTTATGCCGGTGGAGGTGGCGGCGCTGGAGGTGGTGCTAGTGGGCTAACAAATACTGGGACAGGAGGAACCGGTGGTGGTGGCAATGGGCCTTCTGGCGCCGGAAATAATCCAACCGCAGGAACGGTAAACACAGGTGGCGGTGGTGGCGGGAATGGTGGAATTGGGGCAAGAACTGGTGCCGCAGGCGGCTCCGGCATCGTCATCATTAGTCACCCTGACATCTTTAGACCTGCTGCGACTACTGGTTCCCCACAGGTTTATCAGGCGGGGGGTTACTTAATCTACCGCTTCACAGGTTCTGGCACGATTACATTCTGAGGTGAGACATGGGCCATTTCGCGCAATTAGATGAGAACAATGTTGTAACGCAGGTTATTGTCATCAACAACAACGAGCTACTGACGCAGAAGATTGCGACAAGCGATGACGGGTTTATCAGCGTATCCACGGTTGAGTCCGAGAAGAAGGGTGTTGAGTTCTGTCAGTCGCTCTACGGCGCAGAGACTCGCTGGGTGCAGACCAGCTATAACGGCAGCTTTCGTGGCAAGTACGCAGGCGTGGGCGATACCTATGTCGATGGTGCTTTTGTAGCGCCAGAGGTGCCGGTGGTGGAAACACCAGTGGGAGAGCCAGTAGTTGCTCCACTGACCACAAGCGACGTACAACCCCTCACGTCAACAGATATACCGGCACTATCCAGTAACGACGTAGAAGCATTAACTACCGCTGATTTGCCGTCGATTACCACCAGCGACATTTCTTCGTTGGGGTAAGACATGCCGCAATATCAAGGTATATGGACACTGGCGCAGGCAGCGCAGTTACAGTCCACGCAGCAGTGGGTAAAAGACCCACTGTATAACAGCACGACCTTACTACTCCAAG